ATGACGAATAAGAACCTGAACGACTTCGACAAGAAAACGCGGGACAGTGCGGACGCACTCCTATCGCGCGTTCCACCTATCGAGATTCCAAGCGATCCAATCGCAACGTGGGAGTATGTCGTTCACCTCGCGCTTACGACTGACTTGCTTATTCAACGTAACGGTAAGTCGCTGTCGCTTGAGAAACGTTCGGCTATCATCGATTGGTTTACCGTCAACATTTACAATCTTAAACAGATTTCGGTGCGAACACTGATTAACGTGCGCGATACGTTCGCGACTTCCTCGCCAGAGTTGGTGGATTCAGATTTGGGATTGCTCTTGAAGCCGCACGAGCAGCGCAGCGATAGGCAAGGCCTGCCACGGCAAGATTGGGCCGCGCTTCGTCAGGCTCTGTGCTGATGACGGGGAAGCGGCTGGCGGGCTCTCATACCTAACGCCAGCCGCTTCGGTCCGATGGCGGTGAATGAATCCGCAGGGACCTACGACCGGCGCTGGACCTTAGGAGGAACCTAAGCCGGTTCCTGTATTTAGTATCCGACGCACAACGCGCGCCGTGTCGCAATCCTGTGAGTCGAGAAAGCCTCTGATAAAGTCCTCGATACCGAAGATGTCGTGCGGCGCAATTCCTTCGGCAATTGCCAATTCTGTAAGATCATTCGTCGTCATGGCTTGATCTTACAGATTGTCGCCCGCAATCGCAATTTACTTTCGCATCTCTACCATGCTCGCGCGGATCATCGCGGTTCTATTCACGCGAGCTTCAATCTCCGCCATCTCGAATGGTAGCAGCAACTGTCGCACCGCGTCTAACATCTCTCGGCGCTCCACTTCGCGTGCAGCCGGGTAAAACTCGGCGTCCATCGCGTCCATCATCAATACAGTCTCTGCGTCCTTAAGGTCCTTATAGGTCATCGTTGTCTCCAGACGGCCAATTTGTTCTGCTACTGGCCTCAATCCCTATTTATACAAAACGATGCGAACCCTACTTCTTTTTAGATATTGCAGCGAAATTGCCATCTCTGCTAAATAGATAATAATGGAGGAAACAATGATGGATACGATGAATACAAAGGAAGTGGCGGAGATGATCGGCGTGACGCGCGCCACGGTATTGAACTGGTTGAACCGTGGCGATTTCGCACCGGCTCTACGTCTCAGCCCAAGGGTTACGGTCTACCGTCGCGCGGACGTTCTGGCGTGGATGGAAAGTAAATTGACTAATAAGCACTGATTTGACTAAGTTGTATAAATAGGATGTCGTTGTAGCAGACGACGGAGTTTTCAAGGTCAAGACTAAATATTGAATAGGAAGTGCTGTTAGGGTATCTTACTTCATATTGTCTCGAAAATGAATGGCTCACGCGTCTGCTACCGCGTGGGCCATTTTCGTTTTAGGAGATTTATGGAAATTACTACGAACCCTTTTTGGACAGCGCTACCGGGTTGGTCGCTGTTTCCGCTCCGCCACCAGTCCAAGCGTCCGGTAGGATCATGGGGCGATTACATGTTCTTCCCGGCCAGCACGATCCAGCGCGAGATGTGGGCGAGCGAGTTCGAAAACTTCGGCGTCGTTACCGGCTCGGTATCCGGCCTCGTGGTCGTAGACATCGATAACGACGCGGCGTTTCTGGAGTGCGAGGCGCGCGGCCTGACAACAACCGTCACGATCAAGACGCCTCGTGGCTATCACCTCTACTACCAGCATCCCGGTATCGCGATCTCGAACAGCGCGGGCAAGCTGGCGGATGGCGTGGACATCCGTGGCGATGGCGGGTTCTGCGTAGGTCCGGGCAGCTATTACCGTCCGAACACCGCAGAGCGCGCACAGGGCAAGCTTGCCGGGGAATACTGGCCAGTCCCGACGATGGGTCCGGGTGAAGTCCCGTTGGCACCCCTCCCCGCGTGGATCATCGATCACCTTAAGTCGCACGAGCCAAAGGAACCGCAGGACCGTCCTACAGCGCCTGTAGGGGTCGAGACGGTCGAAGCACCGGCAATGCCGTCTGCTTACGCTCTGGCGGCTGTGCGGGGGGAATTAGAACACTTACGCGGCACACGGTCCGGGTCGAGAAATCAGAACCTGTTCATCGCATCGGCACGCCTTGGCGAATTCGTCGCGGCGGGATCGTTGACGCAGACCGATGCAGAACACGAATTGACGGAAGCAGCCAACGTTATCGGCCTTCCGTCCGATGAATCCAATGCGACGATAAAGTCCGGGCTGTCGCATGGTCTACAAAAGCCCCGTGTAGCACCAACACCGAAACCCGCGATGTCAGCAGCAATGGCGCGGAAACTACTAAAAAGCTCGAAAGGAAAGTAAATAAGAGACAATGGAAAACCCAAATACACAGCCTAACCTCACACAGTCGGCAGAGGACCGGCTGAATAACTGCCAAACCCGTATCAACGAACTGCTTAAGCAATCGCCTGTGAAGATTGAGGACGTTAAGATTCTTAAAGCAGAGCGCGCACGCATTGAAAAAGAGATGCAGAAAGCGGCGCATACTTCGCTTTCCGATGACGAAGAACGCGAAGCCGTTGGCGCAATCAAAGCCGACATTCGCGAATGGCTTAAGGTCCGTAAGTTCAACTACGTGCTGGCCAACGATCGCTATTGGCTCGACAAAGACACGCACTGGATTCCCGTCTCGGCTCAGACCCTGCTACGCGAACGTCCTACGCTATCGTCCGGGATCGAACGCGAGTTGCTTACGAAAGTGATGCGCGAGGATAACCGGTTCTTCGACGAATGCACCTACAGCTACGATAAGGTTCCATCCGACACGCTGAACATGATGCGTAAGGATTTCGCACCGATTGTAGAGGAAGGCGAAGCACATTGGATTTTCGATTGCGTTATCCGTTCGGTCGCAGGCGGTAAGGCGGCGAACATCTCGCACGTCGAACAGCTTATCCTTACGAAATATCTGCACCCGGAATCGACCGTGGTTCCAAGCTTGGTGTTCAACGATGGCGGCAGCACCGGTAAGGGCGTGCTGGTATCCAATATCTTGACCGCAATCTTCGGACGCTTCGGTGTCGCGGACAACCTGTCGATTGATAAGGTGACGGGACAGTTCAACGCGATGCTACAAGGTCGCGCTATCTGGTATATCAACGAGACATCACACGGCACCTACTCGCACAACAAGCTTAAGCAGATTGTCGGTTCCCCTACCATGTGGATCGAACCTAAGGGTATCAACGCCTTTGAGGTTCCGATGACGGCTTGGCTGGTCATCTCGGGGAACGGCGTAGACGGCTCTGTCCTGCTTGAAGGCAACGGCACCGATCGTCGCTGGTCGATCATCAGCGGGAACAAGAGCCTGCCAGAGCATATCGCGGACGCAGTGGGAACGACCGACGCTGAAGCGCTCGCATGGCTGCGTAAGGAAGGGCTGGCGATCCTGTCGGACCGAACACAGGCTGGACGATGGCTGGCGGCTCTGGTCGCGCGTCATGGTGACGTGAACGTGTCGGAAGGACACCACGAGGAAGATTACGCCTCGATCCGCGATCTCCAGCGCACGCTACACGATGACATGTTCCACCAGACGTTCGGACACGAAGATTTCGCCTGCATCCGCACGATTGAACTGTTCCAAGCATATCTGGACGAATGCGCGTCACTTAAGCGCAAGCCGACCGGACGGAACAAGTTTCACCAGATGGCGCGGAACTATCTGGAAAAGCACTTCCCCGATTATGCAGGCCGCATCGCCTTCAACATCGAAATTGAAAAGACCGGGCGGACCTCGAAAGTAGAATACTACAGCCGGAACGTGAAACCGTCCGACGCAGAGTTGGCGCATAACGGTCGCGATGTCCTCCGCTCCCTCGGTTTCGGCTGGATTCCACGGGCAGATTAACCCTTTACCGTCCGGATTTAGTAGGATTTTGATTTCTTACTCAAAATCTTACTTTCCGGATTGGTCGATAACTACCTGTTTTTCCTACATTTTATTCTTAATTAGTAAGATAGTAAGATAGTAAGATATTTTAGAGTTGATTATAGGAAGAACGATAAACGTATTTCCATTTCTCATGCTCCGACTAAAACAAGAAGCTACTTATTACTTCTTACTATTTTCGAGCAGCGCGCGGCGTGGTCTGTCAGTGCTCGGGAACATGGCGCGAGCATCGGCGGCGAGATGATATGCAGGCGCGTAGCGCCTGGACCTTCGGTCCAGCCATCATCGCGGACACGAAAAAGCCCGGACCGTCTTTCGACCGTCCGGGCTTTTCGATGTAGATCGGCTAACTTAGAATCACCATCTACCGCAATCGTTACGATCCTTCGTGGCAAGTTAAAAGACTATGCTTCGAGTAACGGCCACCACGTTTACCCTTCCGGGCAGGATCGTCTTTGCTAAGACCGTGATCGACCGGTCTCGGATTAAAGGCGTTACCCTCTGTAGCTATTTAATCAAAAGAGCCTACCGGCTGTCAATTTACTTCGCCTTGGCGGCAGCAGCTTCCTTAGCCTTACGGCGTGCCTCTACCGACTCTTTGAATTTCGCGTGACGCGCTGGTGTCCACCCTGCACGGCCAGACTCACCCGCAGGCGCTGCACGCTTCTTCGTGGCCTTTACCGGCGCTTCAGTGCCATCGCCTACAAGCTGGTCGTCCAACTCGCCTGCATCAACGCTGGCCTTAAGGTGGTTCAGTGCATCCGCGAAACGCTCGGCAGGGATTGGCAACGGGTAGACCTTACCAATCTTGATCTCGCGACCGTCCAGCGTGGGCGAAAACATCACGACATTGTTGTTCGCGCTCCACCACTTGTCCGCTCCTCGTGGCTGCTTGCCCTCGCTGAACTGCTTAATCGTCGCGTCAATTTTTTTGATGAACGGCTTACGCGCCTTGGTGGGATCGGGCGCGGTATGGTGGAAAACATCGTGAAGCTTGGCATCAACGAGCGATAGGAAATCGGAAAGCGCCATCGTGGTTCCCCTAATTGGAAGTTCAATGACGCCGCTAAGCGCCGAACTTACGAGCCTGTCAAGCTTAAGCCTATGCGTCGAACCATCGCATGTAGTGCGGTGTCATCAATCGCGCGTCATCGTGCACGGGATTCTTAGCGGCGAATTTGCCCTTTAGCGGTCCGTCCGTATGTCGCAGCCGTGCGGGTTCTACCGGCACTCCAAAGGCATCCCCGATCAACACTGCGACACGTAGCCAACGCTTGTTGACATACACGGCGTCAACCGGCTGCGGCTTAAGCACCTTACAAACGGTCCGCTTACCGGGTCCCGCGTATGGTCGATCACATCGGACAGAACCACAGCGTGTGACAGAGTAGCAGGGATAAGATGGACAGGGACGGTATTCCATCGGTTACGCGGCTTCGGCTCGCATCTCCGCCAGTCTCCGCAACCGTTCTACACGGGACTCCCGTTTGCTACCGGCTACGCGCAACCGTTCGGGTTTCGGTGAATGAGTGTCGGGATAGTCCGTCGTTTCACGAACGGTCGGCTTCCAATGCTCCGGCCTTATTTTGTCTTTGATCGTGCCTATGAGCGCGTCTCGTTCATCCCGTAGGCGCTGCACCTCAGTAAGCAGGATGTCTATTTCGGCTTGGTAGCGATCGTGCACACGGTCAATCCGCGCGAGCCGTCCAAGGTCCGCTTGGCTTACCATGTATGACACGGGACGCTTAGGCTTTGGTTCACGCCTAACCCTGTTCTTTGTGTTTACAGAACGCGTAGTCCAGCGGCAGTTACCCGGTTCATAGTTCCCGTCATTATCGATGCGGTCGAGTTCAAGACCATCTGCCCTTGGTCCCATATCCTCGTAAAATGCTTGGAAGCTTTCGCTCCACCGTTCGCACATAGCGATACCGCGTCCGCCATAATCTTCCCAATGGGGATGTTTATCACTCTCGCAACGATGCCTTGCACCTAACCAAGAATTGTATTCGCGCTTGTGGTCTTTAACTTTGAACTTTGTCATTGACAGAGTGTAAATTAATCGACGCCGAAAAATCAATAATATAGCTTTTTCGACCTTAAGTAGGGCATAATTCTTTTAGAGGATAAAATAGAGTATAGGAGGAACACAGAATGACTAACACTAAAGACTACGTAGTTCAGCATCGGATATCGCGTAGCATTGTCGAGGACCGCGCATTTGATTTGGCTGCATACATTCACCGTATGACCGATCCCGAAGATGCTGACTACCCGCGCGACTTTGACACGCTTACTATCAAGTTCGTCGCGTTTGATAGTGAGGTGGCAGCATGACAGCCATTGAATTTCTAATCCACGAGGTTGCGCATTCTCATTTTTGGGAACGCATGGAAGTCGGCAACCTTGAAGTGTTGGAGGCGGACGAAGATACGTGGATTGCAAACCGTCGCGACAAGCTTCGCGAGATGGTCGCAACGTGGGATGATACCCGCGAAGCAGACTACGATATGGACGAAGCTCTGGAGGATGTTCCTACGACCTTGCAAGAGCGTCACGAGGATTTGACGACCGCGCTAACAGCCGCGCTCGACCATCTGGTAGCGCTTAGCAATCGTGGTGCACGATCATGATCGCCCGCGTAGTTGATAGGATCGCGCGTGTGATCCTAATCCTTACGCTCTTTGGGGCGCTTGGTTATTTCGTTCACGGCCTATTTCAGTGCATCCCGCTTATGGTCGCTGAGTTCGTTGCAAGCAGCACGAAGCAGAAGATTATCACAGTTTCATTGACGCTGTTCAACGCAGCTTTAATCTGGACGCTTTATCGGTTCAGTAAGAGAGTTGTGGTGACGCGATGACCGTCATTGCTACAGACGGACGCACGATCGCTGGTGACGGCTTGACGCTTTGTGGTTGGACTATCGACCAAACCGACACGGTTAAGGTTCTTCGTCTTGCCGATGGTCGCGTGTTCGGAACTACGGGCTTAGCGTCTGATAAGATAGTGTTCGGTAACTATCTGGCGGGAAAATCTGATAAGCCTGATTTCAGCGGCAGAGATACGCCTTTCTCCGCTCTGGTATTAAACACAGACGGGTCCGTCGATTGGTATGGTGCAGAGTGTATCGCTGTTCCCGCAAGTATCCCAACCGCGATAGGTTGTGGATCGGATTTCGCGCGTGCAGCTTTGGTTATGGGCGCGACTTCTAAGGAAGCGGTAGCGCTCGCGTGTAAGCTCTCGGCAGGATGCGGCGGAACGATAACGGTAATGTCGATAGCTGGTGGTGCAGAATGAGCGACATCGATACCCTCGACCGTGTGTCGAACAGCAACAGCGCGATTATCGACTGCTTTCTCCAGATCAGCCGGGAACGCAAAGTTAAGGCGCGCAACGTCAACCGCTATCTGGTGTTCGCGCATGACGTGCCATCCCTTAGCGGCGGTTGGCATGATCTACAGGCTACGTCCGATTCTGTCCACGAAGCACGCATAATCGCTGCACGGTTGTTGAACTATGACCGATATGACCTCGTGTATGTAATCGACCTCACCACGGGTTTTCGGGTTGCGCTGTGACACAAATAACCGACGCTACATTGATAGCCATCTTTCGCGACATTGAACATCGCTTAGACGTGTTAGAGGAAGTTGCGCGGCAGCAACACGAGAATGTTTTGATATGCGACCGCAATCTGGTGAGCTTCCGTAAGGACGTTGATGCGCGAGACAACGAGGTTACTCGTGCGGTAACAAACATGGCCACCATTGCCGATGCTCAATTAAGCGACTTACGTGACACGATCCGTGCGGTTGCGGAAGCTTCTAACATTCTATTCGTCTACGAGAAACGGAAGCCAAAGCTTCGAATTGTCACCAAGGATGATGGTGGCGACGATGATTAAGGACACGCTGCTTGATTACCTATGGGAGGCCATAGACCGCGCTACAGCAGCAGACTGCTACCACGAGGCCGATCGGGTGACGCTGCACGCCTTGGCGCTGTCTGTGGCTCTATCAGCCTTGGAGCGGGCGATAGAGGACAAGGTATCGCTTGCCCGATCGTCCTAAGACATACAGTCGCAGGCCTGCACCCAAGGCCAAGCAGGGTGGCAGCACGACCCTGAGGGATACGAGCGCGGCCTATCAGCGGCAGCGGCTGGCAATCCTCGATGCAGAGACGCTATGCCGCTACTGTTTCAACCAAGGCCGTCTCAGTGTGGCTAAGGTGCTGGACCATATCGTCGCGCTATCCTTAGGCGGCAGCAATGACCCGGCTAACCTCGCGCCTGCGTGTAAGCCGTGCAACGATGCCAAGGGTAAGGACGAACGCGCTTACGCACGCAAGGGCTATGACCTCGCGATGGTGCGGTTCGACCCTGCCCTATCCGTCTGGTTCAAGCTTGCGGCGATACCGCGCACGTCTTGAAAGCTTTCTTCTCACCGAACGCGCCACGTTGTTCGATCATCGTCCCGGTTTCGGTTGGTGTCAGGGTCAACGAAGTTTGGAAGTGGTTGAACACTGAGTAGCCGATGATGGTTCGTTGTCCGTCATGAACTACGCGAGTGTCGCCACTGGTTGCGTTCAACACCAGACACTGTTCGAGTTCAGCGACAGGCTTAGTGGCAACGTATGTTGCCTTAAGCTTATGTGTTAGCATCTCGGGAAGGCTGGTGTTTCCCATAGACAGCGCGATAACCAGTAACAACATGACGACCTCCAGAGCGTGGTATCTCTCCAGCTAATTATTCGAGCAAGCGAAATCGGCGGACGTGCAGCGCGCGAGCGATGTAGACTAAATAAAGATACGGATCGTTGGGTCAGATGTCGCGCGCTGGCTATGGTTGAGATTTCAACGCAAGGTGGCGGTTAGAGTCCGCCTCACCCTGCGATCGAGGCACCATCTGAAGCACTATCGTTGCTCCAGAGGGGGCGGGGTTGAATCATAATAACAGCCCTATTCCCCCTACCGCAGCCCCACTTTTTACACGCATATGCGAATCAAAATCCGGGTCTCCAGCTAAATACCGGATGCAAGCTGGACGTAAGCCAAAGACTGTCGCGCAAAAGCGCCTAAGCAACACCCTACAACCGTGTCGGGACGGCGCTAAAGTCGCGCTCGCGATCATTCCTGCCAACGCTCCAACCGCACCAGACTGGATTACCGATGGTGCACGTGAAGTGTGGACGGCAGATGTTAAGCGCGCCGTTGGAATGGGTCTGGCGGAAGTCGATCAATCGATGTTCGCGCTTTATTGCGAAACGATGGCGTCGTTCATCGCGAGCGTAAAGGATGGCGCGGTTCCGAACGCGGCCTTCCGCAGTGAACTCCGCAAGCAGATGGAATTGCTCGGCATCGCAGGCGCTAAGTCTCGACTGGCCAAAGTCGCGAGCAACGAACCAGCAAAACCGTCACCCTATAGCGTCCGCCCTAAGTAACAGGTGCGACTTAAAAAAGATTCCTACGCTTGGACTGCTATCGACTACGCTAAACGGGTTGTAAGTGGTAAGATTGACGCTTGTTTGCAGGTCAAACAGGCCTGCGAACGCACGTTACAGGACCTTAAACGGGACGATTTGACGTTCGATAACGACCGTATCGACCACGTTTGCGACTTCGCGAGCAACCTACCGCACGTCATCGGCCCCTTAAGCGGGACAAATATCCGCTTAGAGCCGTTCCAAATCTACATTCTGGCCAACCTTTTCGGCTTTCTCGACAAGCAAACAGGCCTGAGAAAGTATCGCGAAGCGTTCATTCTGCTACCGCGTGGCTCTGCTAAGTCCACATTGGCCAGCATTCTCGCGCTCTACATGACGTTCTGTGAAGCGCAGGGCGGAGCCGAAGGCTACAGCGGCGCTACCAGCCTTGCACAGGCTAACAAGGTATTCGAACCCGCCCGCATGATGGTGCAGCGGACGCCAGCACTGGCGGAAGCGCTCGGCTTGGAAGTCGCGGCGCGCTCGATCTATCAGGTAGAGACTGGTTCGCGGTTCTCGCCTGTCATCGCCAACACCAAAGACGGCGATATCCCTTGGATCGCGATTTGTGACGAATTGCACCAAGCAAAAAACGGCGTGCAGCTTGCGGCCTTCAGAACCGGGATGGGTAAGCGACGTGGTAGCGACCCGCTGTTGCTTATCATCTCGACAGCCGGGACAAACGTGGCTGGCGTATGCCGACAGGAACAGCTTTACTTCGAATCCGTGCTTAATGGCACGCTTAAGGACGATTCCAAATTCGCTTTGATCTACACAATCGATAAGGACGATGATTGGAAAGACTTTAAGGTATGGCGCAAGGCTAATCCTGCTTTCGGGATATCGGTAGACGAGGCGCATCTTAAGCGCGAGTATGATAAAGCTTTGCAGTCACCATCTGCGCAGGCGGATTGTCTAACCAAATACCTTAATGTCTGGTGCAACACCGCCACTGGTTGGCTGAATATGAAGCATTGGACGGCAGCGGCAGACCCTGCGTTTGTCATCCCGAACGGTTCTATCGTTTGGCTTGGTGTCGATCTCTCGACCAAGACGGACATTACCGCGCTGTGTCTGTGCTGGATCGGTCCGGACGGTCGTAAAGGTTTCATCCCTTATCTGTTCCTCCCGGCTGGTGCTCTGGATCGATCACCGAACGCGAAGGCTTACGCAGACTGGATTGCACGCGGCGCATTGATCCGAACCGAAGGCGAAGCGTCCGACCATGAAGTAGTCGAGGCCAAGATACGCGAGCTTTGCGCCACGTATAAGGTCGAGATGATCCTATACGACAGTTGGCAGAGCGCGAGCATGATGCAGCGCCTTGCGAAAGACGGTCTTAACGTGATGGAGTTTGCGCAGCGTGCGGCGAACTTTAGCGCGCCGATGATCGATTTTGAAGCGGAGTTGATGAACGGGTCAATCGTGCACAACGATAATCCGGTAATGAACTGGATGGCGTCTAATGCCTCGGTTGCACGTCGCGGTCCGCTAATCACGATCACTAAGCCGACTGGCCAAGATGATCTTAAGATCGACGGCATGGTTACGGCGTTGATGGCTTATGCTATGGCTACGAAGGAAGCTCCCGCAGCTTCCGCACCAGTCGAGTTGTTTTGGCTTGATTAAGCTAAATAAACGATGGGCCTATTCTCAGCATTCAAAGACACGTTCGGCGTAGTCGAGTTCAAAGCTAACGAACTAATCATCCCGCAATCGACAGTTGCGGAAATTCACGACGACATTAGCTCGGCTATGGACGGTCCGACTTCGGTAACCGTTTCCGCTGTTGTCGCTTGTGCACGCGTAATCGCGGAAGGCCTTGCGCTTCCGCCATGCTCTGTCGATCAACTTAACGCGACAGGCGGCAAGACCGCCGCGATGGATCATCCGCTTTACGACTTGCTTACGCCAAGTGGCACCGGACCGAATAAGCTGCAAACTGCGTTCGAGTTCAAGGAAATGAACGGTCTGCACGCTGCACTTACGGGCGATGCTTTCTCTTTCATCAATCGTTCACGTCGCAAGCCTTTCGAGATTTTAGAGCTTATCCCGATCGATCCCGCAACGGTTACGATCGTCGCCAGCAGCACGCTTGGTGAACCCGTTTCTTATCTAATTGGCGGCACTCGCTTCGCTCCCGATGTCATATTCCATTTTAAGGGACCGTCCTACTACAGCCACACGGGTATCAACCCGCTTACTCAGGCACGAACCGCAATCGGTCTGGCCTGTGCAGCAGAGACGTTCGGCGCGAACCTGTTTAAGAACGGCGCGCGTCCCGGTGGTATCGTTGGTGTTAACGGCACTGTGTCACCGGAACAGTTAGAGGCCATCCGCACAGCATGGAATGGGCGTGGGCGCGGCCTCGCGAACGCGCACTCCACCGCCTTTCTTCCTGCCGATGTCAGTTACACGCCGCTGGCCTCTACCGCCAACGATGCACAGTGGATTGAGACGCGCCGATTCCAGATCGAAGATGTTTGCCGCTACTTCCGCGTCTCACCAACGAAGGTCTTTCAGGCCTTGGGTTCACAGTCTTACGCGAGCGTCGAACAAGCGCATATCGCGCACGACCAAGACACGGACGCTCTGTGGCATGAACGCTTCGTGCAGGCGGCTAATAAGCAGCTTCTAACGAAGGCCGAACGTGCGTCTGGCCTGCGCATTACGCTGGACAATCGGGCTGCACTACGCGGCACAGCGGTCGAACGTATGACCTATTACCAGCTTGGTATTTCGAACGGCGTATTCACTCGCAACGAAGTTCGCGAGATGGAGGGTTTCGACCGCATTGACGACGCCAGCGCGGACACGTTGACGCCAGCCGCTAATCTGTTTGGTCCATCGTCTACGCCAAGCGTCACTCCGGACACCCCATCTGACTAAATAAAAGATGGAAAAGAAGTCCCTTAATAGCGTCGAGGTTAAGTTCGCTACAACCGATGACGAGACGATGACCTTCGAAGGTTATGGCGCGGTCTATAAGAACATCGATGCCTACGGGGATGCTATCGCACCCGGCGCGTTCAAATCTACTCTACGTAGCCACAAGTCCGCAGGCACCCTACCCGCCATGTTGCTTAATCACGATGCGGGTTCGCTTCCGATTGGCGTTTGGACTGATATGTCTGAGGACGAATACGGGCTTAAGGCATCTGGTAAGTTTCTAAACACGCAGTCTGGTCGAGACGCTTACACAGCGGTCAAGGCTGGTGCGATTGGCGGTCTGTCGATCGGATACCGTGTTAGCGACTTTTCGTTGGGTAAGTCGCTGGACGATCCCCGTAGAACGATCAAGTCTGCCGAGCTTCACGAAGTGTCGGTAGTTACGTTCCCCGCGAATGATCTCGCGCGCGTGTCGTCGGTGAAGTCGATCGAACTTGATCCTATCGACGTGCTTCTAAGCTTTGGAATGACGCTGGACGAAGCAAAGAGTTTCGTCATGCGCATCTCTCAGCCCCTCGAAGCTAAATATAATCAAGCGGTTCTTAGAGCCGCAATAAACTTTGTTGCAACAACCAAGGAGAGCAATGGAAAACTTTGACGAACAGATGCAGTCGCTTGTAAAAGAACTGCGCTCCACTCAGGAGGCAAATGAACTTAAGCGCGACACTCTGCTTGAAGAGAAGTTGACGCGCCTGAACGACGCTATCAGCGATGCTGAGACTAAGGCGCGTGAAATCGAGACTGCCGCTGGTCGTCCTTCGATTGGCGCAACTGGTGTCAACGAGGATGAAGCTAAGTCCGCGTTCCTTAACTTCGCACGCAGCGGTAACGACGCTGAAATCAAGGCTATGTCGGCATCAGTCCCGGCTGAAGGCGGAATCACGGTTCCTAAGGTCATCGCTAACTCGATTCAGTCGCTGCTTATCGATATCTCGCCTATCCGCCAGATCGCCAACGTAGTCAGCACGACCACGCCCGACCTGCATATCCCGTTCAACGCTGGTGGCACTGCATCGGTCTGGACTGGTGAAAAGACTGCACGCACTGAGACTGCCGCACCGTCGATGGTTGATGTCGCGATCCCGTTCGGTGAGCTTTCCGCAATGCCGCTGGTTACTCAGCAGCTTTTGGAAGATTCGTATTTCGATATCGAAGCGTTTTTGCAGGGTGAAGTCGCCACGGAATTCGCCCGCGCTGAAGGCGCTGCGTTCGTTAACGGCACCGGCGTAAGTCAGCCTAAGGGCTTCCTGTCCTACACGACCGCCGCTACTGCTGACACCGCCCGCGCATTCGGCACGATCCAGCATCTTGCCACTGGCGGCGCTGGCACGGCACCGACTGCCGATCACCTCACCGCGCTTATCTTCCTGCTTAAGGCTGGTTACCGCGCTGGTTCGGTGTTCGTTATGTCGCGCGCTATGCTCGGTTCGGTTCGCGGTCTTAAGGACTCGACGGGTCGCTTCCTTTGGGAACAGTCGATGCAGGCTGGCACGCCTTCCACGTTGCTCGGTTATCCGGTCTACGAAGCGGAAGATATGCCCGCTGTTGGGACTAATGCGTATCCCGTCGCATTCGGCAACTTCAAGGCCGGTTACACGATCGCAGATCGCGTTGGCCTCTCGGTTCTTCGTGATCCGTATTCGAATAAGCCTTACGTTTCGTTCTACACGCGCAAGCGTTTGGGCGGCGCGGTTGTCGATTCTTCGGCAATCAAGCTTATCAAGTGCTCGGCATAAGAACCGATCATCTTCGATGACTAACAGGGCGGGTCGAAAGACCTGCCCTTTTTAGTTCCAGCTAAATAGAAAATGGAAATCCTTAAAGACGCTGAAATTCAGGAATGGCTACGCATCGATAGTGGTCGTGATGTTGCTACGATCTCGATGCTTGAATCATCGGCAATCGATATTGTCGAACACGAGACTGGTCTAATCCTTCGCCCGTTTACCGATGTTCTCGGTGTAATCGTTAAACCAACGGTCCCGGCAAGCCTTAAGCACGCCATAGCCTTGCTGGTTGGCGCTAACTTTGATGATCGTGCGGGCGCTACTGGCGATGCGATGACGGCTGCGAAGCGCCTGTGCGCTCCCTTCCGCGTGTGGGCTCTGTGAAGATTGACGCGGGCAAGCTCGATCGGCGCTTGGAAATCCTCACACGTAGCAGCCAAGGCACCGGACCATCCGTGCAGGACAGCTTAGGGCAGCTACAGGACACCGTAGGGCAGGTGCAGGACACTTGGACCTCCGCTGGCACAACGTATGGCCAGCGGCTCGAATTGCGCACCAGTGACGCCGCAAGGGCCGGTAGCCGGGACACGTTTGCTGTCTCTCGGTTCCTCATTCGCTACCGCGCGATCGACACCACGGCACGCGTCCGGGTGGACGGCAAGCTATACGACATCCTGTCCATCGATGAACCCGACCGTCGCGAAACCCTCGTGCTTACGGTCGAGGAGGTGGACCAGTGAGTGGTCTAACCGTCAGTGTGAACGGCCTTGCTGGACTTCAAGCGCGCCTGTCAAACCTGTCGCGCGAGCAACAGACCAAGCTCGGGCAGGCCGCTAACCGCGCTGGTGCAGCCGTAGTCGCGAAGAAAGTCAAAGCAGCGGCACCGGTCTCCAGTGTTCCGGAAGGCGCTGTTCGTAATCGTCACACTAAGGGCGGCACTACGCGACAGGAAATCCATCACAAGATTTCTAATTCGATCAAGGTCAAAAAGGCCAAGTCGAACGATCCCACCAAGGTTGTTAATTCGATCGTCGCAGAGACTTACACCGCGAATTTCGTCGAATGGGGAAGCATTCACAACGCACCAAATCCGTTCATGCGCAACGCATTCGATCAGGCACAACCAGAGGCAATCGCGCAACTCGCTAAAATATTGAACAAGCGCCTTATGAAAGTAGGCCAGTAATGATCGAAGAGAACTTAGTAGCACGAATTAAGACTATAGCGGCTAACGTCTACCCGATCGTTGCACCTAAGGCTTTTCAGCGCCCGTGTGTTGTCTACAACCGCATCGGGACGAACCAAATTCGTTCGCTTGATCCAGCCACGGGCGGCGACGAAGCGGCTTTCGTCACGTTCCAAATTGACGTGTATTCCGCCAGCTTTCTGGAAGCTAAGACGCTTGCACGTAAGATTAAGCGCAACCTCGTTGTGTGGTCCGAAGAGGACGTTCAAACTACACAATATATTAACGAGGTATCGAGCGTAGATAACACCACAGAGACAGCGCTTTACCGGGTCATGACTGTGTTTGAAATCTTCTGCGCAGACTAACGCACGCTCTGGATAAATAACTCCTGATAACACATCAGGAGTATTTTCTAACATGGCTACAGCAGCAATTGCTTCCGCAGGAGCAACCGTCAAGATCAAGGCTGGTTCGACGGGCACTTTGACCTTGATTAAGGGTCTTAACGACTTTTCCGGCATCGGTGGTGGTTCTGCCGCTGTAATCGATGTTACCGACCTCGACTCGACCGCAAAGGAGAAGTTGATGGGCGTAAAGGACGAAGGTTCGATTACGCTTAACTTTAACTACATCGCAGCCGACCCCGGTCAGGTTCTGGCGTTTGGCGCGCGTGATGCTGTCACGCTTTGCAGCTTCGAAATCGCCGTAAAGACGAAGAAGTTCGCATTTGACGGCTACGTTACGACTGCCGAAGTGTCGGGTGGTGTAGACCAGAAAGTTTCGCTCGGTATGACCGTCGAAATCACTGGTGCAGTTGTGCAGTCGGCGGTCGTCTAAGATGACCGTCCTTAGCAGAGGCGATATCTTAAACTCAAAGATACCGACTATCGAAGTTGATGTAGACGAGTGGGGCGGTTCGGTATTCGTTCGCGCTCCCTCGTCGCGTAGCCGTATCGATATGTTGGACGTTGTGCACGCTAACGAGCGCGCAATTGACGACTACGAGCAGGACCAGCTTTTGCCGGAAGGCGAGCGCGAAGGCTTAGAGAAAGTCGAACGTCTCGAATATGCTTACGTCGAACTGATTTTCGGTATCGTTGACGACAAGGGCGAACGCCTGTTTTCGATGGACGATTACGAGCAGCTTTTGACGCTTAACTACCCGACCATCCTGCACCTTTACGGGCAGATGAAAACGCTGGACAAACGACCAGCGCCGATCAAAAAAAAAAGAGTTTCAACTCGGCGCTGAGCGTCGTTTCCTCTTTCGTTTAGCTCTGCATCTGGGATGCACCATCGCAGAGTTAAACGAAAGAATGTCTCTCGAAGAACTTTACGAATGGGAGGCCTACAGCCTCGTTGAACCGTTCGGCTGTCCTGCCGAAGATGACCGCGTTCGCCTACAATGTTCTCTGGACTTCGCTCTACACGCGCAACGCGGATCGAAGGAACCCGATTGGCTGGACCGTGACCCGGAAGAGACGGCACGCACCCGCGCAAAAATCAGTGTCGCGGATAAGCTGGAAGCGTTCTTTGCCACTGTCGCAGAGGATGCAAGCGCCCCGCGCATTATCGAAAATCCATATCCAGACGCACAGGTGGTCGTAGCATCATCGGTTAGTCAGGATGCATCGCCAGACCAGCCGGAAGCCATGACGGCCTAAATAACACATGGCTACAATTGGAATCTTATCGGTCGATCTCGCGCTCCAGTCTGCGCAGTTCATGAACGGACTTAAGGCTGCGAGCGCGGCAAGCTCTCAGGCTTCGCAAAGCATCTCTAAGGCGTTTAACTTTGCGAAAGGTGCGGCGGTTGGCTTCCTTGGGGCGCTTACCGTTGATTGGGCTAAGAACCAGATACAGAGCGCGTTCGATTACGCCGATTCCATACAGGATTTGGCAGACCGCACGGGCGCTTCCACAAAGTTTATTCAGGAATTCGGTTACGCTGCACAGCTTACCGGTTCAAGCGTTGAAGGCTCGCGCGCTGGCCTCGAAAAGTTTGCCAAGACGATGGGTATGGCAGAGCTTGGGAACAAGGCCGCACAGGAAACCTTAGCGAAGTATGGTGTCACCAGCCGCAACGTAGACACGGCTGTCGGACAGGCGGCGGACACCATATCGAAGTATAAAGACCAGACGCAAAAAGCAGCGGCAACGGCTGAGTTGTTCGGTAAGAAAAATCAGGACCTTACAGCGACGATGGCTGGCGGCTCGGCTGGCCTTAGCGAGATGGCAGCGAAGGCGGCTGAACTCGGCATCGTCATCGGCGACGATTTGATTAAGAACGCTGGTCAAGTGAACGACCAGTTCGACACAATGCGAATGATTATTTCGGCAGAGATGGCAGCGGCAGTCGTGAACAACGCGAACGCAATCGCGAGCCTTGCGCAGGGTGTCACCTCGCTTGTTGTCGGCTTGGCTCAATTCTGGGCGCAAGACCCTTCGAAGGCTATGGCCATCATGGGCGGTATTGCCGGGTTCGCTATGGGAGGACCAGTAGGCGGTCTCGCTGGTGCTGTCGGCGGGTATTACCTTGGCGATAAGCAGGCAAAGGCCAACTACGCCAAGAACGACAAGTGGCGTGCAGCCGATAAGCTGGAACAGGACGCACGCGCGGCACGATCCAAAGTGGCACACGCGGGCGCTTCGAATGAGACGCAGAACCGGTTCGGCGCGATCGTATCCAAGGCGATGCGGGAAAAGGCACGCATCGAAGCCGGGTTGTCGGACGGTTCTATCGTCAACACTCCCCGGCGCGCTCCGGCTGGTGGCGGTAAGCCTACCGGTGTCGGCACGATCGAAAAGCCTACAGGTAAAGGGACACCGCCTAAGAAAACCGGTTCATCGGGTCCTTCCGCAGAGGACATCGCGAAGAAAGAAGCTTCACGTCTGGAAGCTTACCAGCGCGATCTATTCCGCGCGACCGATGACGAGATTTCGGCCCGTGAAGCGCTGTCCACAAACATCGTTCATCGTGCAGGGTTCGAACGCGAGCTTCTCGCTAACTCGACCAAGCGCGAGATGGATTCCATTGATGCCGACATTGCGAACGGAAAGCTTAAGCAAGCCGAAGGCGATGCATTGAAGACGCTTGTTCAAAAGACGAACGTTTCCAAGCTCCAGCTTATCAACAATGAGCAAGACGACCAACTTGTCCAAGAGCGTTTGAGCATTCGTAATTCACAGATTGATAACGAGCGGGATCAATTGAGCGGTCAGCAGCAGCTTAGCCGTTCAATGAAAGACCGTCGCAACATAAGCTTGCGTATCGTTGATCTCGAATATCAAAAGGAAAAGCTCGCACTTGAAGCTGTAGGGGATTCTCATTCTGCATCGGACGCGGAAAAGCAGATTGCGGCTGCACGTCTCGGCATCCTCGAAGGTCTTAAAGGCCAAGCGGTAGCTAATGCGAAAAAGCAGACCGCTGGACCGCTGGAAACTTATCTCGATAGCATCCCCGCTTCGCTGGACGAAGTGAACGAAGCGCTCGAAAACGTGCAGGTCGAAGGCCTGCAATCGTTGTCGGAAGGCTTTAAGGGCCTGCTTACGGGTGCAAAAAGCTTTGGTGATGTATTCTCTGGCGTTCTCGACACTGTGTTGGACGGCATCTTACAGATTGTCATTCAACAGGCGCTGATTAAACCGATTGGTTCGCTTTTGTCTGGCGATGGCGGCGGTGGCGGCGGTTTCCTCGGTGGCATCTTCAAATCGCTGGTTAAGGGCGTTGCGGGCGCGTCGATCGGCGCGGTTGCTCCAAGCTCAATTGGAACCGCAGCTTTCGACACGGGCAGCGTAAACGCGTTCGATATCACTGGCATTCCTTCGCTTTCCGGCGCTCGCGCTAACGGCGGACTTACACGACCGGGAGATTACATGGTTGGTGAACGCGGTAAAGAAATCGTCCGGATCGGGACAGCCGCGAACGTCATTCCTAATCATGCACTTAAAAGCATGGCTGGTGCGAACGATAACAGCAAGGCTCCGACAATCAACTTTGGCGACATCACTTCGAACGATCCAGCCGCTATTAAGATGGCAGCGTTCCAAGCGATTGCAGAGGCTATGCCGATGATACGGTCGCAGAGCGCGGATTACACAATGGCGAAGCTGGGCCGACCCGGCCTGCGTTAAGGTGAGACGGCATAAATAAAGGATGCCGACTTATCCCCTTCCTTTCACTACTAAAGCGCCAGACTCTGAACGCCTTATTCTTACCCGTCGCCAGTCTGCGTCTGAGTCCTCGTTTAACTTGGCTGTCCAAGTCGTCAACACTGCGTCTCAGTGGTTGCTTGAATGGACATGGCCAAACATGCGTCCAGCCGACGCAGAATTGGTGCGGGCATGGCTTAACAGCTTACGCGGCCAAATCGGCACGTTCCGATATTTCCCGCGTAAGGCCTTCGTCTCGACCGTCACTGGTAAGACGCTCGCGCTGGCGGGTTACGCTTACTCCAACACCATATCGATTGGTGGTTGGACCGCGAACCAAGCAAGCGGCCTTCGTGTCGGACAGTTTTTCACGATCGGTGACCAGCTTTTGACAATTTCGAGCGCAGGCGCGGTAGCGGACTCGACCGGTAAGGTTACTCTCGAATTTGAACCGCCGCTTCGTAAGACGTTCGCGACTGCTACGGATGTCAATTTCGCCACACCATCCGCGCTCTTCCGGCTGTCCACCAGCGACGCGGCAGGCTTCACGTTGACGCCAGACCGGGCCGTTAACTTCGGCACTGTGCAGGCACGGGAAGTCGTCGCGTGAGGGACGGCACAACGCAAGCCGTTCTGGATATCCTTGCGGCTAACGGAATCACGACAGCGCTTCTCGCGCGGCTGGATTTTGGAAGCGAAACCATCTGCATCTGGACAGGCGCGCACCCGATTACCGTTCAAGGCACCGGGGATTCGTATTTGGACGGTAAGACGTTCGAACCGCTGGCGTCCGGTGTCGCGGTCTCGATCGGTGACAACAGCTATTCGTATTCAGGCGCGGATGCGATGACCATCACCTTAGGGATACCGGCTTCGCAGTCCGTTTCTATAGCGGCCTCACAGGTCACCAGCGACGAATATCGCGGACGGCCTGCCACGCTCTGGCGTTCGCTACTCGTGATGCCTCTGGACCCGCTGGCGGAACCGACATGGATATTCCGTCGCGTTCGCGCAGGCGCAATGGACAAGCTGGAAATCACGAACGACGGCTTAAGCCATCAATTCTCGCTTACGATCGAAGCACACGCATCGTTGATCTCCAACGCTACCGGCTCGACTTATCTCGACCAAAAGACGCGGTTCGACCCTACGGACACTTCGCAGGACTATGCAGCGAGTATCGGCAATCCAGCCCCTACGTCCGGTAGCACAATTAGCAGCGGTTACGCGGGCGGTAGTGGCGGTAGCCAATACAACAGCGCCATGAACATAGCCTAAGGCTACTCCAGCTAAATACCGGATGCAGTTCATCCGTGTAAGTGATTGGGAAGATCGCCTTAGAACATATCTCGACCGTGTAACCGAAGAACGTTTCGTGTGGGGTTCGCACGACTGCGCACTATTCACAGCGGGCGCGGTTAAGGCGATGACCGAAACCGACCCGGCAGAGGCCTTCCGGGGGACCTACGACAGCGAAGTAACAGCGCGCGAGTCATTGCGAGCGAATGGCGCGGGGACGCTGCTTAAGACCGTTACCTCGTTGTTCGGCGCGCACAAGCCAATCCAGTTCGCACAGCGTGGCGACCTCGTAATGCTCGACCGTAAGACACTTGGCGTTAGCGTTGGCGTGTTCTCGTGGTTCGCAGGACAGGAAGGCGACCGCGAAGGCTTAGTCCACCTCCCTACAGCGGCCTGTAAGTATGCCTTCAGCGTGCCTTTCGAGGCTGCGCAATGAGTAAGGTAATTAAGATTGTCGCGCTTGTCGCGGTCGCGGCTGCAATCATCGTCTTTGCAGCACCTATCGCAGGCGCACTTGCATCCGCTGGTGCAGCGCTTGGTATCGGCGCTGGCGTTGCGTCTGCCGCTCTGATTTCCAGCGTCGTTGGTATCGGCATAAGCCTTGGCTTGTCGGCAATATCTTCGGTGTTCATCAAGGCACCTAAGGGCGTCACACAATCGCTTGTAGATCGTCTTAATTCCAGCATCGTTCCAAGCGCACCGCGTAAGATCGTATTCGGACGCACAGCCGCTGGCAACGATGTTCGGTTCTTCGAGACGTGGGGGAATAAGAAAGACCAATACGCACAGGTGATCGCGCTTGCGAGCCATCGCGTGCAGGCGATTAAGACGTTCACGATTGAAGATGAACTGAGTTGGCAAGGCTACCTTACCGGCAAGTATGCGGCTGGTATTACGGTATTCCGCGCCATTACCGAAGGCACTGCGGCTAACGCGGCCTCGCTCGGCTCGGGATCATACTGGAACACCGCTTCTAAGTTTACCGGTTGTGCTTATCTCGCGATTAACTGGAAACTCGACAGCAAGATATTCACGTCTGGTATTCCGTCACGCAACGTTACGGTTGTCGAGGGTTGCCCTCTTTACGATCCACGTCGCGACAGCACGCGTGGTGGTAGTGGTTCGCATCGCTCCAACGATCAATCGACATGGGCCTTTTACGATGGCGCTGTTGAACTTGGGCGCAACCCTGCCCTCGCTTTGCTCACCTACTTAATCGGCTACCGGATCAACGGTAAACTGGCGTGGGGAATGGGCGTTCCTATCGAACGCATCAATCTCGACAACTTTAAGATTTACGCGAACGTCTGCGAAGAACGCGTGTCGCGCGTCAATGGAACGACTGTCCAGCGCTATACTGTTGATGGCGTCCTATCGACCAGCGACACGCACGAGACGGCTATAAGCTCGATCTCCGCTGCAATGGGTTCGTGTAAGCTTACGGACGCTGGCGGGCGCTACACGCTGGTTGGCGGCTACGACGATACGATGGGACCTAAGGTCGCATTCACGGAAAGCGACTTGGTAGCGGTTGCCGGTAGCGCGAGCCCTTACAATTGGACGCCAGCGCCAAGCGTTCGCGACACCTTTAACATCGCGCGCGGACGCTTTGCAGACCCTGCACAAGGCTACTCGCTGGTCGATTGGGGCGTAATCGAAACTGACCCGCTACCGGACTTGGTTCCGCGCACGATGACGATAGACCTTGGCTTCGTGTCGAGTGCTGAGACGTGCCAACGTATCGCCAAACAGTTTCTGCTTAGGGAAGCTAAGACACCGGGCGTGTTCTCCGCGACGTTCGGACCTAAGGCTTTTGCAGCCGAAGTCGGTTCGCTCGTGACCTTAAGCCTTCCGGCGCAAGGTTGGAATAACAAGCTGTTCCGCGTCATTGAACAGGCGGAAAATCACGACTTGCTCTTTACCATGACGCTTCGCGAAGATTCCCCGGATGTCTACGCTTGGGATCGCGAGGAAAAGCCACTCCCGGCCAGCATCCGTCCACCCGGTTACAATCCGCTGGATACGATCTCGCCTGCGAACCTAATGCTTACGACCAATAGCTTTGGTGGCGCTAACGGGATCAACATATCGGAAGTCCGCGTAGCTTGGACGCCTGAAACATCGTTGCGCGTTCGCGGTATCCAGATCGAAAGCCGATTGGTTGGCAACACTGCTTGGACCGAAGAGGCCAGCTTGCATGATGCCGTCGCGGGCGAATTCCGCTTTTCGTCAAACGCACCGGGCGTAAGTGTCGAAGTAAGATGTCGTTTCCGTATGGATACCGGCGTTTATTCGCCTTGGGTATCCGGCACGATCAACACCGCTTCCGTCACCATCTCGTATGGCGATATCTTGGCTACGCCTACGACCTTGGCAGGAATCAACCCTACCGAAGGCAACAAGCTCGGCGGGATCGAAACGGGCGCGACCGTGGGCGCACCTGTCGGAACCGCCATCGGCGGGCGTCCAGTTACGGATGTCCTCACACAATTGGACGCGATCAAGACGGGCGGCTTCGCTGATACCGTTGCGCCACCCGTCCCGGCTGGCCTTGTGCTATCCTCGACCCTCACAGACGCGGGCGCTACGCTGGTTGCAACATGGTCCGCCAGTGTCGCGGATGATCTCGTAGGCTATGACATCTCGCTACAAGAGGAAACGGGCGGCGCTTTCGAGTTTGCGACGACTACCACCCGCTACGAACGTCCCGCTGTGCTGCGCAATCAGGCTTACACCGCCAAGGTCCGCGCGTTCGATAAGGCTGGCAACCGTTCGGCTTGGTCCGCCCCGGTCACTTACACGACCGTTCGCGATACCGTTGCACCAGCGGTTGCTACCAGCTTGGCAGCGGACTCCAGTTTCGAGACTATCACGTTGCGTTGGACTAATCCGAACGACGCAGACTTGGTTTCCGTCGAAGTCTGGTGGTCCGCGACAAACTCGACCACAGCGGCGACCCGTATCGCTACGCAGCGCGTGGCACCCGGCACGTTGTCCCGCTTTATTCACACGGACTTAACAGCGGGCGCGAACAACTATTACTGGATTAAGACGGTTGATAGTTCGAATAACACGTCCGCGTTCAGCGCGGGTAGCGGTCTCGTGCAAACAACGTTGGTTGATATCTCGGGTGTTGCACCAGCGGTCGCAAACCAGCTTACACCGACTGTCTCGACCCTACCGTCTCCAACGAACTACAGCGGGCCTAAACTGGTATTCAACAGCACGGATGGAAAGCTTTATCGTTACGTAGCGGGACAGTGGACGGCAGCAGTAGCGACAGCAGATTTCGACCATCTCATAACTGAAAACTTAATCGACTCTCGCGGCCTCGACATTCAAAGTCCAGACGGTTCGATAGTGTTCGGCAGTGATGGCCATATCTCGCCTATCGCCACGATCGATATCGGCACGGTAGACACCGGGACCAACAACGTTTTGCTATCAACGATCGCGAGCAACGCGCTTGTTCCATCGCTTAACTTCGTTGGCGAATTCGCCACGGCACCAACCGAAGCGCAGTTAGGCACGGACTGGCGACAGAACGCGGTCTACAAAAACTCGACCGATATGCGCTCTTACGTGCTTACTGGCGAACCACTTAATTGGCAGGTCTACCTTGTAGATGGCCAGTCGTTCACCGTCTTGATTGAATCGAGCAACGGCAACATCTTCCGTCCGGGACAGTCATCCTCGACCTTGCTTAAGGCGCGGTTGTTTAAGAATGGTGCAGAGGTAACGAGTTCGGCTCCTGACTCATGGTTCCGTTGGCGTCGTGTAAGCGGCATCCCGCGCGCGGCTCCTTTGGACGATGCAACGTTCAACACGAAGTATGTGACCGGCTACAAGCAGGTCATGATAAATATAGATGATATCTACGCGCGGGCAACGTTCTTCGTTGACGTTGTAAACTAAACCAAGGGGACCCGATGACTATTCTTTCGACCGGCCAGCTAACGATTGTTGATAACAATGATGCGCGCCAAATTACTGCTTACATCTCTGCCAATCCGGGCGTGCAGCAAATCTACACCAAGGATGAATCCTCGGTTACGTTTACGCCTAACTGGACCACGATTAACAGCAACGGTGGTCTGGAGCTTAAGGCTCTTGTCTACGCATCGCGCGCTGGTTCGCCAGAGGATATCACCGGGCAGCTTACCAACCGTAAGTGGACCACACAGGCAGGAGGCACGGCCCTCGTTACGGGCGCGGCATCCGCAGCCGACTTCGAAGCTGGCGGCACGCTTACCGTTACGCATTCAACGACCGTAAGTCTGTTGCAGGTCAAAGCAAACCTTAAGGTTGGTAATCCTCCGGAAGTGATCTTCTTCGAAGGCGATTACACCGACCCGGTTACGGGCTTGGTCTCTAAGGTCATCACCTCCATTTCATTGACGCAGGTTAGAACCGGCACGAACGCCGTTTACATTAATCTTCGCGAAGTTGACGGCGACACGCTCGAACCAGACACTGGTAAAAGCACGGTCCGCGTTTTTGCCGACTTGGTTCGCGCGGCTGGCGTTGATGACAGTGGCGTCACGTATCGTTGGTATCAGTCGCCACATGGTGCACCCGACCAGATCGACGGTAACCTAAGCGGTGTTGCGGCAAAGTATGGCCTCTTGACGACTGCACAGGTCGCGGCCTCTGCTACCGGCGCTATCGGTCAGTTTAACTCTGTCGCACTTACGACCACGAACGTTCCGGACTCCGGTTGGACCGATGCGAAGGGTATCATCGTGCACGCCAGCGCGGTTGTCGATATCGGTAACTTCAAGGTCGAAATCAAAGACAGCGATGGCACGATCTACCAGACCTACTTCACGCTTAAGGACGTTTCCGACCCTTACGAAGCTCGCCTGATTTCGACCGCTGGCGACAAGCTGCAAAACGGCGTTGGAACGACCGATGTTTATCCGCAGATTTATTACGGCGCGGAGAAAGTCAACAATACAACCGGTATGACGTTTGTCTGGTATTATGCGGATCGGTCCGGACAGCGCGGCGCGTTCGTTGATACCACGCGCACTGCCGTAAGCGGTGGTCGCACCATCTCGGCTAACACCGTCAACAGCTTCACTTACAGCGGAACCGCGATCACGTTTTCGGCAGGCGATATTGTTAAGGCCAATCTTGCCGGTTCGGCGGAGTTTTTCGAAGTGGCATCTTCAAGCGGTAACACGGTTACGGTTCGGGCACCGACGACCAACACGTGGATGGCTAACGCGTTCGTCAACCTTACGGCGAACAAGTATCTTAATGGCGCAATGTTCGTCTGCGTTGCAACTCGCACCACAGTTGGAACAGCGGGTCCGGACAGTGATTCGAAGATTACGGTCACCGGCGACGACGTGGACGCTAAGGGTGTCATTACTGTTGAAGTCAACAAGTAAGGCTTAAGGGCCATGTAGCATAAATACCTACATGGCCCTTATCTCTGTCGGGCAGTTGTCGATCGTTGATGCGAACGACGGACTGTCAGCGCAACTTACTTCTAACTCAATTGTCCTCCCGGCAGACGCAGCGGGTAACGTCAACTCTTACGCGGGCGCTGAAACGTCCTTCACGATATACGAAGGCGGCGTGGATATGTCCTCTAAGTGGGGATACTTCGTAAGCGCGACTGGTGGCGGTGTAACTTACCGCGATATCAACGACGCGGTTAATCGCTCGGACACTGGACCGACGAACGGCGTTCTCGACTCCAACTACCTTAAGGTCACCAGCCTTACGCAATCGCTATCGTGGATCGACATAACCGCGACCCGTGCGCAGCAGCAGAACATCGTCCGCCGCTACAGCATCGCTAAGGCCAATACAGGCGCTACAGGCACCAGAGGCACCCTCACAGCCACGCGCGCCATCGCGGGTGGTGTCTGGGTAGATGCAGACGCAGCAACGGCTATCGCGGGCATTGGCGGCGGTTCTCCGATCAACGGGGATATCGTCACGCTCTTCCGTGCCTCCCCGGTCTTTTCCGAAACGCGTGTATTCAACGGAACCGCATGGATCACGATGGCCGCATATCTTGCGGGGTCGCAAATCATCGATGGATCGGTAAGCGGCGGTAAGCTTATTGCACAGTCGATTACTGCAACGCAGATCGCGGGCAGCACGATCACTGCAAACCAAATCGCGGGTAGCACAATCACCGCAAACCAGCTTGCCGCGAACACGATTACGGCAGCTAAGATTGCGGGTAACACGATCACAGCCGCACAGATCGCAGGCAACACCATCACGGCTGCACAGATTGCCGCTAACACGATCTCGACAAGTCGGCTCGCCGTTTCCGATTTCACCAACTACGCGGCGAATGGCGACCTGTCGCTGGGCAACGTTAATTGGTCCAATCTGGTAATTACCGATGCTACCAACGCGTATAACGGAACGAACGTAATTGCGCTTCCTCCTGCTGCATCGGCGCGATACGCGAGCAATGATAACGTATTCAGCGTTAAGGGCGGCGACCAATTCTATTTGGAGTGGTGGGGTAAAGCCGGGTCCGACATGGATTCGAACTTTAACGTTTACCTTCGTGTGAACAATGCGGCTGGTGCACAGGTCCAGACCATCAACGTTGGCAGCATCAACGCAGCGCAGAAAGTCTACACGCTGGTTTCAGGGTCCGCGACGATCACCGCCACGGGCTACACCGCGTATCTCCAAATCAACTATAACAACACGGTCGGCACCGGTTATATCGGCTTGGTTCGTCTGCGTCGTAAGAACGAAGGAAGCTTAATCGTTGATGGCGCGATTAGCGCTAATCAACTTTCCGCGCTTGCTGTCACCACTGATAAGCTGGCCGCTGGTGCAGTTACAGCAGACAAGCTTACGGCCAACTCGGTCACTGCGAACAAGCTTACGTTGTTGAGCCGTCCGATCTCAACAATCGGCATTAACATGCGGGTCAACGCGTCTGGTTCGATGGATTGGGACGCAGGTCAAATCCGCACCATAGATGCGGCTGGTGCGATGATCTCTTACAGTGTTACGGCTGCGTCTAACGTCGCTTACAATGGATCGACGATCTATTTCTTTTTCATGCCGGGTCGGACTGGCATCGATTACAACAACGACCCGGCGAACCTTATCAATCCCGGTTACATTCCGCTCGCTGTCTGGAAAGGCGCGAGCGACCTTACGGTTATGTCTGGTGTCGGGACTTCGATTAACGGCGACCAGATTGTTGTCGGATCGATTAGCGCTAACAAGATTAAAGCCAACTCAATCACCGCCAACGAAATCGCAGGCGGCACCATCACGGGCGACAAGCTTGTAGCCGGGACCATCACGGCTGCACAAATCGCGGCGGGCGCTATTGTTGCTTCGAAGCTGGCAATCGGTAACAGCGACAACATAGTCCCTGATAGCGATATGCGCGACGTTACGTTTTGGATTGGCGACACTCCAACCGCGCTGGTCTATCAAGGCGACCAGAACGGCGGCTGGCCTTTCTCCCGTTACTTGCGGTTCAACACCACAGGTGGCGCTTTCAGATATAGTGGACGCCCATTTCCTGTCGAACCCGGCGCTACCTATAAAATCAAACTCGGTATCTACATCGGTGGATCGACTGCCAACACGTGGTTCAATCCGCTAATCAATGTTCCTTATGTTTCCAATATGTCGCTTAAGAGCGGCGCGAACGTGGCAACACCAGCGGCAGCAGATGCAACTAACGGATATGTTGGTAATGTAGACTCGCGTTCTACGGAGTTCATCTTTACCAACCCTACTGGCATCACAGATAACGCAAACAGACTGCTAAGGTTTGAGTTCTACGGAGACTTGCAAGGCGCTTACGTCGAATTCATGGTCTCGATGGTCCGCGTGTCGGATAACACGTTGATCCAAGACGGCGCGATCACGACCACGAAGATTACCGTCAACTCGCTTAACGGTGACCGCATAAAGGTTGGCACGCTTGACGCTGATAGGATTAGCGCTACTTCCGTTCTGTCGAATACCATTACAGTATCGGGCGCATCAACGCTCGCTAACGCCTTCACCTCCGCAACGTGGGCCGGTGTCAGTGGAACGGGCAAGCCTGCCGACAACGCGACTGTAGGCGCACCAGCGGGGACCTACGTTGGCACGCAACTCGCACAGGACATGGTTACGGATGTCGCGAACGCGAAGGCGGCGGTCGGGCAGATCGCGAACGACAACGTTCTATCGATCAACGAGAAGTCGGATATTATCCGCGAATGGAACCGCATCGATTCCAGCCGCACGAACCTTGGCGCACGTCTTGCCGCGCTCGGTTTGTCCAGAGCGGCTATTGATACGGCTTACACGGCGCTGCAAAGCTATCTGGTAAGTTTGACGCCTGCGTGGTCGGACGTAACGCTTAACACGCCGATCGTTGGCGCGACCTTCCGTCAAAAGTTTCAGGACTATTACGCACAGGAAACCGCTGCGATCTCGAACGCGACCGCAACCGCCGCGACGACATCTGCATGGGCTGGCGTGACGGGGACGGGGAAGCCTGCCGATGGTGCGACCGTTGGCGCTCCCGTGGGAACGAGTGTCGCGGGTATGCCTGCACAGGATATTGTTAATTCGGTTACCGCCGCGACTTCCGACAACATTCTATCGCCAGCCGAAAAGCCGATGATTTGGGCCGAATGGCAGCGCGTTCTAAGGGAAGAGGCCAGCTTATACACGCGTGGAACGGAGTATGTGACGGGCGGCAAGGCCGCGCGCTATGACGTGCAGACTAAGCGCGATGCTGCGTCCACAGCTAAGACCAACCTGTCGAACTACATCAACACCTTCAGCCCCGCGCTTACTTCGTTTGAAACTACAACGGCGGTTAATGGCGCGTCCTTACGTGATCTCTTCTACGCCTATTACGACAAGGTAGAGCCCTTTAAGGTCGCTCTGCAATATCTCGCGTCTGAAAGCGGCGATTGGGCTTTGGTGACGGGCGCTGGTAAGGCGGCGGACAATGCAACCGTTGGTGCGCCTTCCGGAACCAACGTTGGTTCAACACTCGCACAGACGATCGAAAGCCGTGCGAACAATCCAGCCGCGACCGTCAACGCGAACGTTACGACCATCGATCCGGGTAAGATTCTTATCTCGGGATCAACCACGCTTTCTTCGTGGCGGAATGGCGGAGACAACACCAAGATCGAAGGCGGATCGATTGCGGCTAACACAATTTCGGCTAACAAGATTACGGTTGGTAGCCGTGGCTTAAGCTTCGAAGGAATCAACTTCGAGGTTAAGGCTGTGCCGACTTCCGCCCAAGAGCTAACTTGGAGCGGTGGTTACATTCAGTATGTCAATGATGCAGGCACAGGCGTTGCGATCTTAATCGCGGCTGGCAACACGCTTGGCGTGACTAAGCGCTGCTTCGTCTACTGGACTAAAGGAGAAGCGGCGCTTCGTGTCGCTACTTCGGCAGAACCGATTATGGCAGATCAAAACTCCGTGATGATCGGGACGTATTACGGCGGAACCACGTTTAACATGACGTATGGTTCTACCATCATCAATGGCGACCGTATCACCACGGGAAGCATCACAGCGAACCAGATTGCGGCTAACACCATCACGGCTGGCCAGATTGCGGCTGGATCGATCACAGCCAATGAACTCTCGGTTGGCGGAAGTGTCGAAGGTTTGCTGATGAACGGTGGTGCGGAAACTGGCACGACTGAGGGTTGGACCGGACAGGGCTTCGTCTTGGCTGGCGGTAACGGCTCTGCATACAACCACGGACAGAACCCTAATAGCGGGAACGGCTATTCGTCTAAGGCCTTCCCGGTGACGGCTGGTCGAACCTACACGTTCAACTATGATCTCTATGGCACGAACGCTTACTTCCGCATCATGTGGGCGGCAGCAAAACCCGCGTTCAACACTCCCAATAATGGCCAAGTCGATCTCCTCGCAAACGGCGGAAGCGGCAGCTTCTGGCAGTCTTACACGGGCGCTTGGACCGCACCTAATGGCGCGAATTGGGTAAGCATCGTGCTTTACAACACCGGCACGTCTAACGCGATCTATTGGGATAACATACAGGTCTTTGAACAGGTGTCTGGCGTTCGGATTAAGAACGGCGCAATCACGGCGGATAAGATCGCGGTTGGTAGTCTCTCGGCTATCAACGCGAACATTGGCGAGGTGACGGCGGGAACGATCCGGAACGCGAGCGGCACCACGAACTTGAACCTTAACAACGGGGATTTCACGTTCGATATCAACTCGTTTAAGCTTAACTCTCCCGGCAACGTCATTACCAATCCGTTTGAATATTCGAACGGCGCTCTTCGCATGAAAAACGTTGTGATCGATGGCGGCACAATCGCGAACGTGACTATTAGCACGTCTAAAATCATCGGTAACTCGGTGACGACCAACGCTTACTACACGATCGACAGCGGCGGCAGTATGGGCGGCTTCCCGCAAAACACCTTCGTTGACTTCAACACGACCAGCTATGGTGGCGGCGGCAGCGATGGCGGCGGCGGCGGCGGATCGGGCGGCGGCGGTGGCGCTTGTCCGGTTCTCAATACACCAATCTTGCTGGCAAACAGTGAACGCGATGGTCCGGGTGAAATCATCATGGCTGGCGACCTTAAGGCCGATCACGATTGGGTCTGGACGCAGCACGGGACGACTAAGGAATGGGGCGCGTTCCGGGTTACCTACGCGCGTGTCGTGCAAGACGTTGTTGTTCACGAAGTCACGATCGACGGTAACATGCTTACGGCCTCGTGGGATCACCCGGTTTGGGTTGATGGCCGTTGGGAAACGATGGCCGCTCTGTCGGACACGTGTGGACGTGCAGACGTGATGCGTATCACTATCGATGACGCGCATACATACATCAGCAACGGCATTCTTTCGCACAACAAAGTCGTAAACCAACAACAGGTATAAAGGAAAAAATGGCAACATTAGCAGTTAACATATCCTGCACTGCGGGGGGGACCACACAGGTTCGCGCAGACTTCGAAGTAAGGCGTTCGGGTAGCAGCAACGATCAAGCGCAAATCCGCATCGTAAGGCGGATAGATGGCCAAGGCGATGTCGTCTTACCATCCGCTCCGCAGTTCGTTTTACCATCCGATCGCGATACGCGCGGGTGGACGTTCCTTGACGTTAATCTTCCATCCGATGGCGTTTACACATACGTCCTTCAGATCAACCGGATTAACGGCGCGGGGACATTCTACGCGATGGCATTAACAGCCGTGCACTACCGGAAGTGACCTGTTCTTCCTTAACGCAAGCGGCCTGTGATTGCCTCCCGCGCATAAATAGCTCGATGAAAATTGATAACACCAACGCGCGATGAACCGCGCTGTAACACTCGGGATGACTAAGAGCCCCTTCCCTGCGTCCTTTGATGGATCATCGCCGCTGTTCGCGTTCGTTTTGTTCGCGATGATTGTCGCGAGTTGTCTCGCGCTTACTCTCGCGATCGTTCAGGTTAAGCAGCTATGGGCAGACCGTCGCTACGGTTACGATCCATCATGGGCGATTAACTCACTGGTCTTAGCTGTGTGTTGCGGGATCATCATGCGATGCGTTCCAGACGCGGCTTACATGATAAGCTTTGGAGATGCCGAACCAGCAACGCTACAGACGCTGCTTACGACCAAGCGTTTCATGGATTTCTTTTTCCTCGCACCGGTAATTTACTGGATGGCCATCTTTACGATGTGGCGCGCGGACATTGCGCTTAAGCTTCGGTCACCGTCTAACGTAGTTTATTCGGACTTTAGGTATGCGCGCCTTAAGCGCTTTATCGGCTTAGTAGGTTTGTCAGGCGCGCTCGCAATTGCTGTCACGCTTGGGCGGCTATATCATTAAATAGAAGATGATAGAACGCATCGCCAGCGCAAGTGGCTTGGTCCTTAGCGCTGGTGCTACAGCCGCTGGAACATCCGTTGCCATCTCCTCACCCTCGCCTTACGCGTGGCTTATCCCCGTGGTTTGCGGCTGCTTAGCCGCGCTTATCGTGCGTGGGATAACCGTCTCGACACCAACTAAGCGGAAGAAAGTTTGGCGCTTCGAACTCCTCGTAACGCTCTTGGTCTTGCTGCTTACGGGCGTCATTGTCGAGGAACAAGCGATGTCGGTTATGCGCGCGACTTTTTTGGGAATTGGCTTAGGCGGCACGGGTGTAGGCGTCATATCGTTTGCACGGAACGCATCGCTGGCGGCGCTTAAGTCGCTGGTTAGCGCGGCTGATACCACGCAGGATAAGTGA